TACTGAATGGTTTTCCTTGTGATAAGTATCGGTATTTGATATTTTCGTCTTGCCATTCTTTGTCGGCAAGCCAAATCCCATCTATACCAACGGTAGCACCTAATGATTCATACAAATTTACTCTTTCTTGTAATTTTGGATCAATTCGGTACGCGGTTTCATGTAGCAGTGAACGATACTCAAGCTCTTGACGAGTCACTCTAGGTCTTTTGGGCCTATAAGTGGGTCTCTGGTAGAAATGTTTTTCAAGTAGCTGGTCTTCGTTCCTGGGTTTAAATTGGTTTAGGTATTTTACTGTACTCTCGAAGGGGTCTCCGTCGTCCAGTTCATACACGTCAGCCAATGAAAGTGCAACCCAGTCTGCAAACGTGGTGTGTTCAGCATTTTTAAAAGGAATAGGAACCCACGCGTTCTTCTTCCTTGAGGTGTCAATTTCTAAAGCCATGGTTAGTCTCTCAAATAAATCATCCAATTGGATTATTAATCTACGAGGGATATAACTTTCAACTATGGCGAGAATTTTAGAAACTGTAATGAGGGAGGCGGTAGACAATTGTTCTCCGGCATATAAAAAGTTTCCTAGTACGCGTACTAAACCTTCTATACACCAAAGAGGCACATTGTATTTGATCAATTGGGGAACTATCATGTTGAGGTTGATTAAAGGGGAATTCGGCGATCCAGTATATTCTAAAACATTATACTCTCTTCGTCGTATTTCTTCTATATCAATTCCTCCTCCAGTTGCATTCCCGATAGTTTTGATCATCGCCTCAAAAGCAACCGATTCATCTACTCCGTCTAACAGCGCGGAGTGTATTAAATCAGTCGCGGCATCGGTCAGCTGGGATATCTGAGAATCGTCAAACTCAGCCCCAACCATAGTACTTCTCCTAATGGTCGTCTCTAATTCGTCGAAGAGATTCGCCCAGTCGGGGGAAATTTGCCGGGAATTAATTAACACATAAGTGCAAATTAATGTCCCACAAGCGGCAAAAAATCCAAGTACCGTACCGATAATGAGTAGTGAAACTGCGTTTGTGACTCCAATAGCTAAGCAAATTGTACCTAGCAATCCGATAGATCCCGGATTGGCTATGATTATTTGCGCTATCATTGTCTGGCAGTTCCACAGGAAGGAATAAGGTTTAGAGATGGTGGAATGTGTAGGGAGCTCATCGCTATCAAGACGTGTCTTGAAGCATAGAGCATATGGACTGTTGGGGGCTGGTCTAGTTATAAATCTAAACTGTTCCCCGATTCTTAAATGCGGCTCAGAAATATGTGTGCCTTCAAGAATAATTCCGTTCTTACAGTCATAAAGTCCTACATGTAATCCAATTGGAAGTCGCCACAATGTAACAGGCGTAAAAAACATCCAAACTCCATCATCAATTGCGGGTTCGACCACTCCGAGTCGAACCTCATCATATAGCGCTACAGGATCTGGTATGCAAGTCCAGATGTAGGTTATGATGAGTGCAATAATCCACCTTATTCCTAGTAAGCAAAGATATGTGAACATAGGGCGGCTTGCCAATATTATAGCCTTCCTAATGATTCTCCAATATATCCTCGCATAAGTAGTGCGTGTTTTGATTCTGTATTCGTTAATCAACACATTAGTAATGAAACTTAAAAGAACGACAACCATCGGGTCACTTCCTTTAAATATTATGTTCCATATTGTGTGACTTAACGTGGGTTGGATATAC